GCAGCCTTCCATTTAGCCTGATTCACACCCCATGTATAGACCTCATTCATCCATGTTTTAGTTTTCTTTGATGGATTTGTGACTGGTTCTTTACATTGTCTTGCTGGTTTGACTTCAATTACCATACGACGAGTGTTCTTAGATCCATCAACATACTTGATATAGAAGTCTGGAAAGTATCTTCTCCTACGGCCACTGACTGGATCTCTGTATGGTATTGAAAATTCTTCACTACCCCATTCAATAATATGATCGTGAGAATCACAATACACCATGAATTTACGCTCCCATAATGACCTATAAACGATGTTTCTGGGATCTCCTTTGTATTTTCTGGGGTTGGTAGGCCTATACTTCCCACTATAGCTCATAAATAAAAGATGATAACTAGCTGATATCTATTTAGAGATATGTCAAGAAGACCAAAAAAATATCCAATTAATGAGATAAGATCAAGATTCCAGACGGTAGCTCTTGACAACAAATATCAAGTTTTTATAGAACCAAACTTAAATGTATACAATGCAGCCGCACAAGCAGGTATATCTAGAAGATTTGTTGACGAAGACTTAGGATTATATGTATCTGAAGCTGTTTTGCCTGGATCATCTTTCGCAGATGTAGAAGTATCTGGTGATAGACAGGGTATTACCGAAAGAATGCCTTTTAAGAGAATATATGATGATGTAACTTTCACTTTCATGGTGGATAGAGATTATAAGGTTGTCAAATTTTTTGAAGCTTGGGTGCAATTTATCAATCCTCTTCACGGTGATACTGGTGGGAAAGCTCATGATCAAGTTATGACTTTGAGTTATCCGAAGGATTACAAATGCACAATGAGTATTGCTAAGTTTAACAAAGACTCTTTTAGAAGTGGTAGAGGTTATGTTTACTATTGTTTTATAAGATCATGGCCATTATCTGTTGCACCTGTTCCTGTTAGTTACGGTGCTGGAGGAATGGTAAAACTAAATGTCACATTTAGATATGAAAGATATGTAATGGAGAATGTAACTGTAGGTATGATCAGATCTGGATGGAAAGGATATTCAGATTCATTTGATCCTTGGTTAGGTAGATATAATGATTATGCTAATTTATTTGATTACACAAAAAGTAAAGAATATGCAAACAAGAAGAACAAACAAGATACTACAAAAGTAGAATCATCTGTGAAAAATGGAGGTGAGGTTGACAATAATTTAGTTAACAGTGCAAGTAACGAGGCTGTTGAAGGTGGTTATACTATTAGTAAGGAAAATCTCAAGACTACAGAACAGTTGATAAGAGCTGATGAAGCACAGTATGGAACTACCTTCCCAGAAGGTTCCTTTTAATTGACTAAATAAAACGCTGACAGAATTATTATGCCATTACCAACGATTGCTACACCCACGTTTGAATTGACTTTACCATCAAACGGAAAGAAAATTAAGTATAGACCATTTTTAGTAAAAGAAGAAAAAATCCTGATACTTGCTATTGAAAGCAATAATATGATGGATATTACTAGATCAATAAAAGATGTTCTAAAGAGTTGTATTCTAACTAAAGGTGTAAAAGTGGATAATTTACCTACTTTTGACATTGAATATATCTTTTTAAATATCCGTGCAAGATCAGTAGGTGAAAGTATTGATCTTTTAGTGACTTGTCCTGATGATGGTAAAACTCAAGTTCAAACTAAAATCTTTATTGATGAAATTGAGGTGAAGAAAACTGAGGGTCATAAACAGGATGTCAAACTTGATGATACATATACAATGAGATTAAAATATCCATCATTGGATCAATTTATTGATGATAATTTTAATTTTGATACAGATAAAGACACAGCTTTTGAGATTATATCCACATGTATAGATATGGTCTTTAGTGATGATGAAGCATGGGAAGCTAAAGATTGCACTAAGAAAGAACTCATTGAATTTGTTGAAAAATTAAACTCCAGTCAATTTAAAGAAATTGAAGATTTCTTTGAGACAATGCCTAAATTATCTCATGATATTGAAGTTGAAAACCCAAACACTAAGGTAAAATCAACAGTGGTATTGGAGGGACTGGCAAGTTTTTTCGCTTAAGTATGGCTCACATGTCCGCTGAGTCATACTACGAATTGACATTCTCTTTGATACAATATCATAAATACAGCTTAACTGAGATTGAAAATATGATGCCTTGGGAAAGGGACGTTTATGTGAATTTACTAAGGAATTACTTAGAAGCTGAAAAACTCAAACAACAACAGCAACAAGGATTAGGTTGATGGCACTTCTAACCTCTACAATTATAGCAATATTAACCGCTATTAGCGCTGGGGTAAGTATTGACCAATTATCGGGTGGTCGTTTTTCTAATTTATTTTTTGGAAAGAATGGGAAGAGGGAGTTTAAGAGTAATTATGATTATGAGATGGATGAATATAATAAGAAAAAGAATAATCAGGCACAAAATACAAATACACGTTCAAGAAGTAGAGGTAACTTTTTTAATTTTAATAGGAGTAATCAGACAACAGGAGCTGCTAGAAGATTCAGTATTTTAAGTTTTCTTGGTGATCGTAGTAGAAAATTAGATGACGCACCTGATATTGTAGATGAAAATCAAAGTGTCTTAGCTGGGATTAGAAATTTTGGTTTTTCTGGTTTACTTCCACAGACAACTCTCGTTCCTGAGATTGATAATAGAAAAATTTTAGATGTTGGTTTTGAAGGTGTCCGTAAAGAGATTGAGAGAATAAACAGAAATATTAACTCTATAGCAAATGCTATAACAGCTGGTGCAACAATAGACAGAAAGTATAGAGAACAAATAATCGCTGATATGCGTAAAGATTTGGTAGAAAAAGGAAAAGATAGATCACAAACTAGATCGGAGAGATCAAGATTTAATTTATTAACAAGACCAAAACAACAATTTAAAGAAACTCAAAAGAGTCTTAGTAAGGGTCTTTCAAAAGCTTTAGCTGTGAGTTTAGGTATAGCAGAAGCATTTGATTTAGGAAAAAACTTCTTTAATCAAAATAACAATAAAGAAACTGATGATGATGGTGGTGGTGACGAAGATAATACATCTTCTAACTCCTCATCTGGTGATAATCCAAAAGTAGGTGATTATTATCAATCAGGAACTGGAAAAAGTAAAAGATATTATATTTTAGAAGAAGATGGTAATTTTAGAAAGACTAATGTTCTTCCCAGATCAGGTAAAAAATATAAGAAAGCTGATTTTAATGTTGTAGTAGAAGAACTAAAAGGTAATAAGCAACCACCAAGCCCACCACCTGGCAAGAAGGTTAAAGATGATAATTCGGTGAGTTTTCTTCCTATAAATTTTGGAGGAGATAATAATTTTAACAACATGTATAATGATGGGTCACTTACTGCGATGAATTCAAATATCTATAAACCTGTTGACGCTGAATCAGAAATAAATGTTTATGATTTAACAACCAAAAAAGAAAAAGTTGATTTAGATGGATCTGGCACAGTGTCTGGTAGTGGGTTTGATTATGAAATAGCTGATCATGATCCTAGTCTCTTCCCTTCTACTTGGGAAGCTTATAGTAGGAATATAGGATAATGGATAGTAATTTTAACCCAATAAAAGATTTACAACCAGTAGATCCTTTCAATCTTCCAGCTGGTGAATCAACAAAATCAATAGAGGCTATTAGATTGAGACTAGTAGAGACTAGAAGTAGAACTGCTGGAATTGTTGATGTTTTAAAAAAAAGAAATAAAGACTTTAGTAAAGATATTAAAACTATAAGAGAACTTAATAGAAGATTGATGAGAACAATTCCACGTATTCCCATACTACGTGGCGATGCTTCCATACAAAGTGGTTCACTTGAAGAAATATCAGCAAGAAGAGGTCAATTTGATTTTGATTTTGATACAACAACAGTGCCTCCTGATATTGTAAAACCAAATGCAAATATAAGAAAAAGACTTTTAAATTTTGCTGTAGATGTTTTCTTATTTTACTTTGGTGGTAGAATATTCAAGTTCTTATTTCCTGGCGCAAAAAATCTTAAGAATGTTGAAAATGCTAATAGTATAAGAAAAAGAATAAATGAAATATTAGGAATTTCTGATGAAGTCGATGACATTATTAGAGTAAATCCTGCCAAAAAAATTAAAAAAATAAAAGTTGAAACTCCTATCAAAGCTGATAAAAATGAAATATCAAAAATATCAAAGAAATTTTTTAATAAAAACAATACTAAGAAAGTAACATCAGAAATTAGGGCTGAGGCTAATACAGTAAGTAATGCTCTTGCGAGTGGAGATAAAAAAGTTCTAGAGAAAGCTTCCAAATCTATTTTAAAGTTAGAAGAAAGGAAAGCAGAGATACTAGCAGAGTTTGGTAAAACAATAAATCCAACTAAACTTCAAACTACTAATCAAAATACACTGATTCAAGAAATTGATAAGGCTATACTTAAAATAAGAAATATACAAGGTTTACCACAGTTTAAAGCCAAACCTCTGTCAACAAACGAACCCTTACCTAAGACTCTTCAAGAAATTATTGCAGAATCAGAGGATTTTGGTATTTTTAAATATAAACCAAGACCTAGAAAGAAATTATCTAACACACAACTTGATAAGGAAACAAATATATTCTT